TATATAATATGCCTATTTGGCTTCGAAACTTTACCTTTAAGAAAATAGAAGAATGGTATAAAAAACAAGAAGAAGCACAAAATAAGCAACAGAACATGCTTAAAAATTCTAAAGAGATAGCAAGACCTAATATAAATCCTGCTAACGTATATAATGCATCAGTGCCTACCAAAAAGTAGGCACTTTCTATATTTATATACGATAAATTCTATAAATGGCCTCACAAGAAGAATTAGATAGACTAAAAGAAATTCGTGACTTAGAACGCGAATTAGCAGGAATTAGATCTGAAACCCTAAATGATGTTAGGGATATATCCAATATCCTTTCAGACAGTGCTACTTCTTTAGAATTAGAAAGGGCTGAACGTAACCAAATACGTTCTATATCTAGACAAATAAATAAGATTGCTCAAGAAAGTTATACTATATCATTAAGTGAATTAGGTACATCTAAAAACTTAGCTAAAATACAAAGTGATAGAGAATCACTTCAAAAGAAAATAACTTCTTTATCTCAATTACAAGATACCTTATCTGAATCCGAAAATGAAAATCAACAAGAAATAGCAAAAAACATACAGGTTCAAATTGAAAAAACCCAACAACTACTTGCTGAACTAAAACTTGTTGAAGAAGAATCTGCGGATATTAAAAATAATTTAGGAGTAAGAGGATTTGCTGTTGCAGAAGATATAATAGGTGCAATCCCAGGATTAAGACAATTTAAAGGTACTTTTTCAGAAGCGGCAGATGCTGCTAGGGGGATAGCTGCTGCTGGTGGAAATGCCGCTGAAGCTTTTGCTGCTGGAGCTAAATCTATTAGTAAGGCTGCTATAGCTGCTTTACCCTTACTTGTATTTACTGAACTTGTAAAAGCATTTACACAATTAGATAACTCTTCAGGTAAAATAGCTAAAAATTTAGGCATTTCCTATGACCAAGCCTCAGCTATAAATAGAGAGTTCACGGGTATTGCTGCTACTAGTGGAAATATATTTGTTACTACTCAAAATTTAGGTGAAGCATTTGTATCAATAAATGATACTTTAGGTACTAATGGAGTAATAAGTGAAGATTTATTAGTTACCCAAACTGAATTAGTAAAACAAGCGGGTTATAGTGTAGAAGCAGCCACTCAACTAGCTACACTTTCATTAGCTACAGGCCAATCTTCAAAAGATATTACTACTGAATTTTTAGGGCAAGTTAAAGCTTTAAATCTTCAAAATGATTTAGCAATAAACGAAAAAACCCTTTTAGAAAGTATTGCAAAAACTTCTAAAGGAACCCTAGCTACCTTTTCAGCTCAACCGGGGGCATTAGCAAAGGCTGCATTTGAAGCTAAAAAATTAGGACTTGAATTATCTCAAGTAGAAAAAATTGCTGATGGTTTATTAGATATAGAACAATCACTTACAGCTGAATTTGAAGCCGAAGTTATAACTGGTAGACAACTTAATTTAGAAAGAGCAAGATTTTTTGCTTTAACTAATGATTTAGCAGGTGTTTCAAAAGAATTAGCTGCTCAAGATATTACAAGAGCAAGTTTTGCTAAAGCAAATAGGATAGAACAAGACGCTATTGCTGCATCTCTTGGAATGAGCCGAGATCAACTTGGTGAAATGCTCCTAGAACAAGAAGCACTAACTAAACTATCAGGAATAGAAGGTGCTACAGCTCAAGAAAGATTTAATAATTTAGTTAAAGAAGTTGGTTTAGAAGAAGCTAAACGACAAATTGGTGAGGAAACTTTAGCTAACCAGTTAGCAAGTGTTAATACCCAAGAACAATTTGCTCAAGTAGTAAGTAAATTACAAGAAGTATTTGTTCAAGCTGTTACCCCATTAATGCCCTTACTTTCTTTAGCAGGAAAAATAATATCATTTATAACACCTATTTTACCTACTTTAACTGCTATAGCAGGGTTTTTAACAGGAAACCCATTTTTAGTAGCTGCTGGAGGTGCTGCTATATATAGTCAAATACAAGGTGTAGAAGATGGTATGGCTCCTGCATCAAAAGGACCCTTTACTATTACAGATAGTTTTGGAGCAACAGCAATTACCGCTAAAGGTGATTCATTAGCCGTATCACCAAACATCAGAAGAGATGGTAGAAACGATAGCGCTCCAATCGATTACGAAAAACTAGCAAACGCAATCGCTAAAGGTGCTGAAAGAGGTACTTCACGCGCTACTGTAGTTACAAATTTAGATGGAGATAGAGTATCTACTCGTCTACAACCATCACTAGCAGTTAATACCAGAAGATATTCAGTTTAAAATATTTATAATAAACAAAATTAATTAATATGGCAATTTTAGGAACAGAAAATACTTCTTTACTAGGTAATGAAGGTAGTCCAAAACAATTTCCGAAAGAATCAATTCATAACCTTGCTTCCTTAACAGGTAAAGGTCTTCCAGCTGATAAAACACCTTCAGAATTAGATTTAGACGGTAAAACTCCAAAAAAATACGTAGACAATTTACCTAAGTAATGGCTATAAAAGATCTATATAACGATCCAGATAGCTTCAAGTACAACTCAAAAGGTCTAAAATATACAGGAGATATTAGAGGTGGAGGTTCATCAGGACAACCTTGGATGAAAGCCCCTGTACCTGATACAATTGATGAGTTGAATAGTTCAACTACTGAAGCATTAAGTCTAGATTATCCCATACGTGGTGGTTCCTATGAGGAATTAGCCGCTAGAACTGACTTTGCTCGTATAGATCGATTCTTATTATCTTACCCTTATGGTAAAGCATTTTTAGATAAACAAGCCGGGTTAAATGCATCTAACCCCTTAATGGAATCTAGAATGCAAGGTGGACGACCAAATACTATGGAATATAGTAATGGTGTTAACCTAATGAAACAAATAGCTGAAGGTGGTACTGGGTTTAGATATCCACAAGCCGGGCTAAATGAAAATGAACTTGGTTATATTGAAAACACTTATCAATACGTTGTATCACATAAACCAAAAGACGAAAATAGGTTAGTTGCTTTATATAATTTTAAAGTAAATCCTGATCCTATAGATGAATTTACAGGAGGAACAATTGCCCAAAAATTAGGAATCAACGATACAATAAATTCAGAATTATTCTTTTATCAAAATGGCCCGGGTTCACTATATGGTTTAGGTAGTACTACTATCAGAGTAGCTACAGATGCTAAAAATGCCCCTATACTTACTAAAAATGCTCCTAAAGCAACAGGTCCCTATTTTAAAACTAGTATAAATGAAGAACTAGTACAAGGTAGACCAGTAGTAGAATATAAGTACTATGATACTTTAGGATTAAGTAGATTCTTTGGTTTAAGTACCGAAGTAATTGGTGTAGCTGAAGATAATACCATACAAAATGTATATCCACAAGCTAGTTCTGATTTTATTAGAGCAAATCAAGTACCTTTAGTTGATACTTCAACACAATATGACCAACTAAAATATACAATGGGTTATGATGCGATTAAAAGTCGCACTGGAGCAAAACCTGGAGATTTAGTTGTTAGAGATTTTAGAAAAGATGTATTAGATCCATCCTCTGTAAATAAAAGAGATTATAGTTCTCCTAGTATTAATAAAACAACTAGAGTTGGAATAGGAGATCCTGGAGCTAGAAGAGATAGAACAAATACAAGTACTCCATTCGTAGCTGGTCAAGATAAAATTAATATGTCCCCTATTGGTGTATATAATCCAGGTACTAATAGAGATTTAATTAAATTTGCCTTCGAAACAGTATCAAATAATAATCCTGCTAATGCTTCAGCAATGTTCTTTAGAGCATTTTTAACTGGGTATAACGATTCACATGAAGGTCAATGGGATTCAAAACGATATGCTGGTAGAGGTGAAAATTTTTACACATACCAGGGATTTGATAGAACAGTTAGTTTTAATTTTAAAGTAGCTGCTCAAACAAAACAAGAAATGAGACCTCTTTATCAAAAGTTAAATTATCTTATTTCTACCTTATATCCTGATTATGGAGTAGGCACTGGGTTTATGAAAGGTAACTTTACTAAATTAACTATAGGAGATTTATTTGTTAGAACACCTGGTATTTTAACTAGTTTAAATTTAACAGTTGCAGATGAATACGCTTGGGAAATAGCAATGAATGAGCCTGAAGGTGGTAATGATTCTGATATGTTAGAAACACCTCAAATTATAGATGTTGCTGTAAACTTTAAACCTATACTTAATACTTTACCTAAAACTGGTAGAGCATCAAGAATATTATTAACAGCAGATCCAAGAAATAGATACTTACCAGCATCATAATGGCAAGACGATACGAAAATATAGGAACATATAAAGGTAATGGCGGTAAAGTAATTTACTTACCAACAAAATACCCATCACTTGTCCCTACAAATGAAGATTATTATATTATCACTAGAGATCAAGATAGATTAGACCTATTAGCATACGATTTCTATGGTGATTCAACGTTATGGTGGGTAGTAGCTATGGCTAATGATTTGCCTGGTGATTCAATGTTTCCCCCATTAGGTTTTCAATTAAGAATACCTGCTGATGTAGATGCTGCATTGAACACTTTCGATAATGTTAATAGTTAAAAAATGTTATGGCAAAGTTTAAAAATATTGTTGGTACTGGATTTGAAAGTTATGTACAAGAACAGATAACTAAACGTCAAGAATTAGTATCAAAACAAACCCGCACCCCCTCAGATTTACAATGGTTAACTAATAGAACAGGATGGTTCCGTCTTAGTTCAGGTGTAAATGTTGAAGAAACTGATGGTTTTACAGCTAAACAAGCACAATTAAATGTATTACAAGGAGGATCTGTTGCAGCTGGTGGAGATAAAACAGCATTACGAAGAGGTTTTAATGAAACTTATACTCAAGGAGAAACTGATCAATTAGGTTATAAACCTATGCCTGGTATTACAAATGTAAGAGTAGGTACTGGTGGAAAATGGCAAACTTTATTACAGGCCGATATTGATTTTGTTTGTTATGATTTAGATCAATTAGATTTAATGACTAAACTTTATATGAGTTTAGGTATGACCGTATTTTTAGAATGGGGACATACACCTTATATTGATAATAGTGGAACGTTACAAAATAATATTCGCCCTGTAAATTTCTTTAGTTTTACCGATAAAGATGAATTATTACAAGAAATAACTAAAAAACGTGAAGCTACTTTTGGTAATTATGATGCTGTAGTAGGTACTGTCTATAACTTTGATTGGAAAGCTAATAATGATGGTTCTTATAGTTGTAGTTTAAAAGTTATGGGGCCGGGTGGAATGTTAGAATCACTAAAAGTTAATGGATCTACTAATATTGACTTTAGTAAAGATGATACAGACATATCCAGTAAAAAATATACTTCTACTTTAGGTAATGCCTTATATACAATGAAGCAATATCTAGAACAAAGAGAAGATTTGTTTTCACAAAAGAAAGATAACCAACTTATCAGAACTTCCTTTGGAAAAGTAAATCCTAATGAATTTTTTAAAGTTACTAAATACGAAGTCAGCACTGGTAAAAGTAGTTTTTTTGTTAGTGATATAAAAAAGAAAATTGAAGGTAGTTGGGGAGGTATTCTAAATGAAATTTATGGTAGTGCTACTTACAATAAAATATTTTTTGATTTAGAAGGAGAAGAAGGAGCTTCTGTCCAATATATAAATGAAGATAGAAGTGATCCAATATCTAATCCTTCTGCATATGGGAACGCTCATCAGTTAATTAAAGGTATAAATTTACCTGACAATGATGGTTTAAATCCTATTAATACAGATTTTTATAGTGGATATGTTAGTAAATTAAAAATTGATGATGGGGAAAAATTAATTTCTACCTATATCACTTTTGGCCATTTAATGGCTTTAATACAACATATTTCTGTATTTACAGAATCTAAAGAATCTATTAATATATCTACATCAAGCCCCGATACAAGTACATGTAAACCTGTTGTTTACATGGATTATCATCCTGATAATACTATTATACAAAGAGGTCCTCTTGAATGTAGCATTGATCCTACTAAATGTATTATCCCATTTAATTTAGACTCTACAAAAGGCCAAACACTTAATGATATATTTGATCCTTTAAATACAGAAGATAAAGGAGCATACTCTTTTTGGGATGGAATAGATAAACCCGATAATTATTCTAGAAATTTATTAATTAATCCTGATAAGAATAAAGTAAACCCACTTGCCCCCCAATATGAAGGTAAGTTATTTAATATTCTTATTAATATAGAATATGCTCATAAAACTTTAAAAGAATTAGCTAATAATAAAGATAGCGAAGTAAATTTACTAGAATATGTAAATGCTATATTAGATGGGATTAATCTAAGTTTAGGAAAAATAAATAACTTTAGAACATTTGTAGGTGATGATGGAAAAACATTAAGAATTGTAGATGAAGAACCTGTTGAACCTATAACTTCAGAAAATTTATTGACAATTCCTAACTTTGGATTAAATTCAATAGCATATGATTATGGATTTAGTTCTAAAATTGGTCCTAATTTAGGTCGTCAAATAGTAATAGCAAACCAAGCTAGAGATACAGGAGGAGTAAAACAATTTTCAGATGATGTTTTATCCTATCAAAGTATGAATATAGATGTTATTGATAGATTTTCAAAAACAAAACTCCCACCTGTTATTAAAAAAACTACTGATACAGATGAAAAAACAGGTAAAACTTTAAAAACCCAACAAAAATTATTTGATCATCTTTATTATTGTTATTCAGGAGATGAAAATGCTAATATTGGTTTAAAAACAGAATCTTTAAACGATTTAGTTAATCCTTTTTCTGAATTAATGGGTAAAAGGAAAAAAACAGCTAAGTCTACAGGTACACCTTTAATTCCTCTAGAGTTTAATATGACTATAGATGGTATGTCTGGTATTTTACCATATAATGCTTTTCTAATTCCTAGTAATCGTTTACCTAAAAAATATAGAGGTAAGATAGCATTTATAATATTTTCTATTAACCATAGTTTAGATAATAATAAATGGACTACTACTTTAAGAGGACAAGTCCAAAATCTAAACAACCCAGATTTCAAACCTGATACTAGTACAATAAGTGGAACAGGAGAACCCGTATCTCCACCAACTGGAACTTCTATTGATACAGATTTCCCAGAAGTAGAAAGAACTCCACCTACTGTAAGTATAGGTAATACAGATATTCCTGATAATTCATTTACTCCAAATGAACTACCCGATGCACCAACAGGACAACCTGTAACTTTACAACCCCAAACACAACCTACCCCAGATCAAGATATTACTGCGATTGTAAACTTTATTAAACCACTAGAAGGATTTAGAGAAACACCTTACCCAGATCCTGATTGGGAACGCATTCGTATTGGGTATGGTAGTGATACTATAACAAACCCCGATGGTAGTTTTTATAAAATTACTAGAAAAAGTAGAGTAGATAAACCAACTGCTGAATTAGATTTAATTCGTAGAGTAACAGATGAATTTAAACCTAGAGTTGTAAATAGGTTAAATAGTAGAGGTGTATCTTATGATAGTTTACCTTTGAAATTAAAAGTAGTATTCGTAGATTTAGCATATAATTACGGTACTTTATTTTATGACTTTATAGAAGGGTATAAATCGGATGGAGTACAAGGAGTAATAAATGAATTACAAAGAAGAGCTAATATAGGAGGAACTCAAGTACCTTCTCGTAGAAACGCTGAAATTAGATATTTAGGAGGATAATGGCATACGTACCTAAAAATATGGTTAACCAAAACTTGTACACTAATGGTGGGGAATTTATAGACCCTTCTACTGGTGAATACTACCAAGGTTATTATCACCAATACTTCTCAGGTGAGATATATAGTGGTAAAGGTCCTACTGATGCTAATCGTAAAAGTTTAAGTAGTGCCCCTCCTGTAACTTTATCAGTACAAAATAAAGTGGCCCCTACTAAACAAAATATAGCTTACCAAAAAATAAGTCCTTCTGATCAAGAAGTATATAAATTTGGTTTAACCCCTGAATCTTATTATCCATTACCTACTAGTAATGACTATCAAAAAGGTGCATTTATAAGATATTTCGCTAAATCCCGTAATCAATCACCACCCGTTATTTTAGAGATTGATAAGGCAACACATGATGATTTAAGATCACAAAAAGGTAAATATAATTATGCTTTATGGAGTGTAACTTCATTATATTGGAAAATTACAGGTCCAATTAAAGATTCTAAAGATGAATTTGGAGTTTTAAAAGCAGGTATTTCTAATACTAATGAAAGAATTGTTGATAAAACAAATGTTACTTTTAGAGGTATAAAAGGTTATTTATCTGATTTAATTCAATTTGCACCTAAAGCAGATCTTGAATTAGTCTCTAATTTATATGCTGATACTGGACAATTAACAGTAAAATTAGATAATAGTGAATATCAGGGTTATTATCATTTAATGGCAGATGGTACTATAATGGATGGTGCAACACACAATCAAACAACAGGTCAAATACTTCTAGCAGGAGACGTGTTAATCCAAAATCAAATTAGTACATTGATAAACACAGCATTAGGAAATCTTGGTGCAACATAAAGTTATGAATAAAAGGTTATGTATTATATTGTCGAAACAGAAGAGCAGCTAAATAGGCTGTATTGTAAAGGAACAGACTGTTATATTCGAATCATTCCAATGAATGATGAATACCATTCTGCTTTGACTTCACCTTGTCTTGTATACTTTAGAACCTTTGAAAGTAAAGGATTTATTCTTCCTATTAACCATTCAGAAGCATTTAAATTGCCTTTAGATAAAGTTATAGAATGGATAGAATCTAAATACGAGAAAATATACACTATAAATAAAAAGGAGTGTTTATATCATTTCGATTCACCAAAATTAATAGATATAAGTTATGATGATACTATCTTGGATCATTCTCTTATTCGGTCCCGTACTTTTGATAGGTATGGACATTTACCATTCTGTAACTCGTTGGTACCGATCTCGAAAATTTATGAGACGGAAGAAAAAATATTTGAAGAGATTAAAGGAAAGATCCCAAAACAAGTAAATGAATTTTACAATGATACTTTTCCAAGAGTATTTAAATCAATTGAAGAACAAGGGTTAAAAGTACACCCCGATTATTTCGATAAGCATTTTAAATACCATGAAAAAGAATGGTTTTATCACGCAGATACAGTGTATTCTAAGTATAATCTATATAACCTTACCACCCGCCCCACAAACTCATTTAATGGCGTTAACTTCGCTGCTTTAAATAAAAATGACGGTTCAAGAACTGCATTTATACCAAAAAATGATATGTTCTTTGAATATGATTACGATGCTTATCATGTGAGGATCATGGCTAAACTAATTGATTTTCCATTAGACAGGGGCTCTGTCCATACCCAATTAGGACGTATGTATTTCGATAAAGATGAGCTAACTCCTGAAGAGTATGCTCGCTCTAAAGAACTTACCTTTAAACAGTTATATGGAGGTGTATTCAAAGAATATAGAGAAATACCTTTCTTTAAAGCAATGAATGAGTATATAGATAAACTATGGACCCTATTTAATGCTACAGGAAAATTAGAACTAGTAGGAGGTAAAATATTAGATAAAGATCAAATACAAAACCCCACACCAAATAAAATACTAAACTATATAATTCAGTCCGCAGAAACGCATAATAATGTAATTTCTGTAAAACAAGTCATAGAATATTTGGAGAACAAACAAAGTAAGGTTATATTATACACATACGATTCATTCTTGATCGATTATGCAGTTGGTGATGGAAAGGAAGTACTAAAAGAAATTAAAAAGTTATTAGAAGTTAACGGTTATGTTATTAAGGTTGCGTATGGCCCTAACTACAATTCCTTAAAAGAAATTTAATATTTATTATGGATTACGATATAAATTTTGACGATTTGGCAAACAAATTATTTTGCACCTTTACCGCTGAAGAACAGCTAGATTCCACCCTAGATACTATAAAAGAACAATATCAAATATTATTTAATAAGATATTTGTTTTATATGTAGAATCAACTAACGAATACGTGTGCACATACAATGTAGATTCATTCAATATGTCTGATAAGATATTGGAGAATACTATCCTTTTACATAGAAAAAAAGAATCTAACACTCTATATACAATTAATGCACTTAATGATTTAATTCGTTCCTTAAATGAAGGTAATTTAGATAAATCATATAGAGTAAATTGGCAAGATTATCGCAATTGTATCCTACTTACAACTAGTGGAGAATTAAAAAAACTAGACACTAAAGTACACGAAATTATTAATTTCTAATATTTATATAAAAACCTAATTATGCCTGTAAGTGACGATCAATTAAGCTTTAGTATAGCAATGCTAGGAAGAAGAGAAAGATTAAAGGGAAATCCTATTTCTGATAACCCTTATGATCCTACTACAGAAGAAGCTAATTATGAATCCTGGAATAAAGGATATACTGTAGCTGAATTTACTACTATAGTAACAACTCCATTTTCACCCGGAGGAGAAAAAGTGGGATCAGGTATTTTTTCTGACCATACAGGAGAATAAAATTTCTTACATTTCTATTTGGAGCCCTAAGGGGCTCTTTTTACATTACCAATCGTTTCATAAAAAAAGTTATAAAAATGAATTTAGATTTAATTTCAAGCAAGTTAGAAAAACTACAGTCCCCACAGGGACAAAAATCAGATCAAAAATTTGACAGAAGTCAGTATTTTTGGAAAGCTCCTATGGGCAAATCACAAATCCGTTTTGTGCCCTTTAAGGAAAACAAAGAAAATCCATTTAGTGAAGTATTTTTTCACTATGGGATCGGAAATAGAACGATGATCTCACCTATCAATTATGGTGAAAAAGATCCTATCGTAGAGTTCTCAAAAGAATTACGTAAAACATCTGAACCTGAAAACTGGCGTTTAGCTAAAAAGTTAGAGCCTAAAATGAGAGTATTTGCTCCCGTTGTAGTTAGAGGTGAAGAAAATAAAGGTGTACGTTTTTGGGAATTTGGAAAACAAGTATATCAAGAGTTACTTAGTTATGCTGCAGATGAAGATTATGGTGATTTTACAGATGTTGTATCTGGTTTAGATATGACAGTAGAAGTAGTTCAAGGTAATCCTTATCCACAAACTTCACTTAGAGTTAAACCAAAACAATCTCCACTATCAGATGATAATGATCAGGTTGAAAAATGGTTATCTGAACAACCAGAATTGCTGAAATATTATAAGAAATATTCTTATGATGAAATGAAAGCAGCACTTCAAGAATGGTTAAATCCAGAAGATGCTGAAGAATCAGTACCAGATATTGTTAATCCAAACATCTCAGCCGATGAATTGGAATCAAAGGATACAGGTTATACACTTAATGTCAAGAAAAAAGAGACAGTAAGCGATAGCGATTTCGACGACTTATTTAAAGATTAATTTTTATGGCTAAAAAGAAAGCTAGCCTTGGAGGCGATATCTCCAAGTCTGTTAAGGGAACGTTCTCCCTTGATAAGTTCAAAGCTGCTAAAGGCTTAGGAACAGCAAATAATACCTTTAAGGAACAGGAATGGATACCATTATCTCCTGCTTGGCAGGAAATGGTATCATTACCTGGTATTCCTCATGGTCACATTACATTATTACGTGGACATTCAGATTCAGGTAAAACAACAGCACTGCTAGAGGTAGCTGTTAATGCCCAAAAAATGGGAATTTTACCTGTGTTTATTATCACTGAGATGAAATGGTCTTGGGAACATGCCATGATGATGGGCTTAGATGTTGAGCTAACTAAAGACGAAAATGGTCAAGTTACAAGCGTAGATGGTAATTTTATTTATGCTGATAGAGGTCAATTAGGTACTGTAGAAGCCGTTGCAGGATTCATGGCAGATCTAATGAATGAACAAGCAAAAGGTAATTTACCGATGGATATGGTATTCCTATGGGATTCAATTGGATCTGTACCATGTCAAATGTCAGTTGAAAAAGCTAAAAATAATAATGAGTGGAATGCTGGTGCAATGTCAACTCAATTTGGAAACTTTATTAATCAAGAAATATTATTATCACGTAAAGAATCATATCCTTATACTAATTCATTAGTTGCTGTTAATAAGATTTGGGTTGAAAAACCAATTGGACCTATGTCACCACCTATTATGAAAAATAAAGGTGGAAACACAATGTTCTTTGATTCAACTCTAATTGTCACATTTGGTAACATCTCTAATTCAGGTACTTTAAAAGTAAACGCTGTAAAAGATGGTAAAAAAGTAGAATGGGCTAAAAAGGTAAAAGTAGCTGTAGAGAAAAACCATATTTCAGGTGTTACAACTACAGGTAAAATTGTAGTTACCCCTCACGGATTTATATCTGATACTAAAAAAGATATAGATAAGTATAAAAAGGAACATCAATCGGAATGGGGAGCTATTTTAGGTGAAGGACCATTTGAAGTAGTATTAGAAGGTTCAGACGCAGAAGACTTTAAAAACATAGCTTCTACGTCAGATGAATAAAACTTATCAAGATATTCTCAATAACTTGCATGAGGAGTCTAATCTGGAGCCCCTGCACCTAAACAGCAGGGTGCTCCTAATAGATTCAATGAACACATTTTTGCGTTCATTTGCAATGATACCTGCTATTAATCCACAGGGTAATCATGTGGGGGGTCTTGTTGGTTTTATGAAATCTTTAGGTTATGCTATTAAATTAATTAAACCAACTCGGGTTATATTAGTATTTGATGGTCAAGGTAATATTACAAATAGGAGAAATACATACTCTGAGTATAAAGCAAACCGCCAGATAAAACGAATTACTAATTTTAATGTATTTTCTACATTAGAAGAAGAATCTGATTCAGTTGCTACTCAAATGATGCGTTTATTAGATTATCTAAAAACGTTACCTGTTAATATTTCAATTATTGATAAAATTGAAGCAGATGATACAATAGCCTATTTGTCTCAAAAATTAAAAGACGATGTTATTATATATTCTGCTGATCAAGATTTCTTACAGTTAGTAAATGAACGAATTACAGTTTATTCACCAATTAAAAAGAAATTTTATAGACCAAATGATGTATATGAGCAATATGGAATGCATCCCTACAATTTTATTACAATGAAATGTTTAATGGGTGATAAATCAGATAATCTCCCAGGTGTTAAAGGTTTAGGTCCTAAAAAATTAATGAAATATTTTCCTGAAATAGCAGGACAAAAAAAATTTACATTACAGGAAGCATACCAAAAAGCAACTGATAAAGTAGACGAACATGGGATTTATGGTAATGTTCATTTATTCAAAAATCAACTTGAAATAAATTATGAGTTGATGTGTTTAGAAGAAATTGAATTGGTTGAAGCAGATCAAAAAGAGTTAGATAAACTTATAGAAACAAAACCCTATAATTTTAATAAAGCTAAGTTTTTAGGTATGTATGAAAAAGATTTATTAGGTCGAGGAATTCCTAATACAGAGTTTTGGTTATCCGAAGTATTTTCTTATCTTCAAAACTACAAGATTAAATAAGTTATGACATTAAAAACATTATCTCAATACGGTCCTCATTTTCAAGTAAAGGTTATACATTCATTATTAAAAAATAAAAAATTTATACTTAATATTCGAGATGTAATTTTACCTTCTTACTTTGAAAATGAAGCCCATAAATGGCTTGTAAAAGAAGCGTTACAATATTTTGATGAATATCATACAACTCCCACCTTAGATTTTCTTAAAATTGAGGTAAAAAAATTAGATAATGAAGTATTAAAAACTGCTATTGTTGATCAACTTAGAGAAGTTTACAAAATGGTAAACGATGATCAAGAATATGTTGAACAAGAATTCCAAAATTTTTGTAAAAACCAATCATTAAAATCAGCATTACTTAAATCAGTTGATTTACTTCAAGATGGAATGTTCGATGACATTAGATTTACAATTGATAATGCATTAAAAGCAGGACAAGACAAGAATATAGGACATGAATATTTAAAAGATGTAGCGTCCCGTTATAAAGAAGAGGACCGCCAAGTAATACCTACTCCTTGGCCAATTATTAATGAAAGGTTAATGGGTGGTTTAGGTGGAGGTGACTTTGGTCTAATATTTGGTTCACCTGGTGGAGGTAAATCATGGACTATGGTTGCTTTAGGTGCTCATGCTGTAAAATTAGGACTAAATGTTGCTCACTATACATTAGAATTATCTGAAGGGTATGTTGGTAAGCGATATGATGCACATTTTATAAACCAACCTGTAAATACAATTCATGTTCACCAAGATAAAGTTAAATCTTATTTAGAAAATTTAAAAGGTAGTTTAACTATTAAAGAATATGCTCCGGGACATGCTTCAATTACTACAATTGAAGGTCACGTTCAAAAAATGACAGATTTAGGTTATCCACCTGATATGATTTTAATTGATTATGTTGATTTATTAAAAAGTAGTAGTAATTCTAAAGACGAAAAAGAACGTTTAGATAATACTTATGTTTCTACTAAAGCCTTAGCCCGCACCTTAAATATTCCTGTATGGTCTGTATCTCAGGTTAATAGAGCAGGTGCAAAAGATGATGTAATTGAAGGAGATAAGGCAGCTGGTTCATATAATAAAATTATGATTACAGATTTCTGTATGTCTTTGTCAAGATTACCCCAAGATAAAGTTAATGGTACAGGAAGATTTTTCTTAATGAAAAATAGATATGGAATGGATGGGATGACATATCACGCAGATGTAGATGTTTCAACAGGTCATATAGAAATGGATGAAAATCCAAGAGAATTACCTGATCCATCAACTACTCCCCAACCAGCATTTGCAAATGAAAAGACTGAACAAGATAGAAAGCAACTAGCTCCCCTAGCTAATAATTTCTTTTCAAATCAATCAAACCCTTCATGATATATACTATAGTTATCACCCCGTTTTTAAAAAATAATTTATGAGAGATATAACCCAAGAAAGAATAGTTTACAAACCCTTTGAATATCCAGAAGCACATGACTACTGGTTAAAACAACAACAAGCACATTGGTTACATACTGAAGTGCCTATGATGTCTGATGTTAATGATTGGAAACAAAACCTATCAGAGACTGAAAAAAATATAATTGGATCTATTCTTAAGGGTTTTGCCCAAACAGAAACTGTAGTAAATGATTATTGGACTAACTTAGTAACCTCTTGGTTTAGAAAACCTGAAATTATTAAGATGGGAGTTACATTTGGTGCTTTTGAGACAATTCATGCTGAAGCTTACTCATTATTAAATGAAGAATTAGGGTTAGATAATTTTAGTGAATTTTTAGAAGATGAATCTACAATGGCTAAAATTGAAAATTTAATGAATGTCAGAGATTCTCATGATGGAACACCTGATTGGAGTGAAAGAGCTAAATCATTAGCTATATTTTCAGCATTTACAGAAGGTGTAAACTTATTTTCTTCATTTGCTATTTTATTATCTTTTAAATTAAGAAATTTACTTAAAGGAGTAGGTCAAATAGTAGAGTGGAGTATCAGAGATGAATCATTACATTCAAATGCAGGTTGCTGGTTATTCAGACAATTATTAGAAGAAAAACCAGAATTAAATACACCTGAATTAAGAGCTTCAATTGAAGAAGCAGCAAAATTATCTTTAAAATTAGAATTAGATTTTATTGATAAAGTATATGAAATGGGAGATTTAGATGGTTGCCCAAAATATGATTTAGTATCGTTTATTAAACATAGAGTTAATACTAAAATGAGTGATTTAGGTTATGGCGCTATAGTAAATGATATTGACCCTGAT